ACTAATGGAACTAATTGGACACCAGCTATTAGTGGAGCATTTTCGAGTAATGGAAATGAAGTAGCTTGGAATGGTTCAATTTGGGTCGCAGTAGGACAAGGTACTGATACACTACTTACGTCAACTAATGGAACTAATTGGACACCAGCTACTGATGGAGGATTTACGCCTCAAAATATGAGTAGTGGAGTCGGAGTAGCTTGGAATGGTTTAATTTGGGTCGCAGTAGGAAGTAATAGTTCCACTAAAAGAATACTTACATCACCAGATGGAAATAATTGGACATCTAGAGTAGGATTTAATAATGGAGTTGGAGCTGGAGTAGCTTGGAATGGTTCATTATGGATCGCAGTAGGTACTGGTGATAATGGTACAATACTTACATCAACTAATGGAACTAATTGGACACCAGCTATTAGTGGAGGATTTTCAATTACTGGAAATGGAGTAGCATCTACAAATGTATGGAAAAACCCACCAATATCATTTGATGATGCTTTATCAAAATTATCTACTTCTTTTTCTAAGTATTCTGGAATCTTAATTTAAATCTTTCCAACAATTTTATGAATGGATAGAGCAGATACTCCTGATACATCTGAAACTATTTTCATTTGAGTTTTTGTTTTAAGACCCATAGTATGAGCCACAACTCCTGCTACAATTGTTTTTGGTGTATGTTCAAATTCATCTTCAGATTTTAATGAAATTTCATAAAGTAAATCCATAATTTTTGAACGTTGATCATCATTTAATGATAATCCAGCACATAACCTTTCTGCAATACCAATTTGTGTTTGAAGAACAGTATTATCAGTTGGAGAAAATTGATTAACTGCTTTACAAAGTGCTCTAATATTAACTGTCATTAGTTTAGCAATTTCTTCATGTGATCTTGGAACTCCATTATTTCGACAAGCTACAAATACTGCAGCACCCATTAATGCTCTACGTGTTTCTCCTCTTACTTTTTGAGCATCTTCTAGATGTTTATACATTCCACACGCATCCATAATAATTGATTTAGGTAATCCAGCATGTGTACAGCATAAATTAATTGAATCAAATATTCCCATCCATGATCTTTGTGAATTTGACGATAATGACCAACATGATAGTCTTTGAAGAGCTTTCATGTTGACTGAATTAGCGCCTTTATATGATATAATTGAACCATATGAAGATTCAGGAAGCAGTTCAGAAGTTACAAATCCTGTTCTACATTGATCTTCACCTTTTGAATCTTCATAACTTCTCCATTCTGCTCCTTCATCTATAACTTGATCGAATATTATTCCACATGTTGTACACACTTGTTGTCCTTCATCAATTACTAAAGTATGATTACACTCCATATTGGTACTAATTTACATTGCTTTTGTTTTTATTCGTTTTACGCAGTGGAAACATCTTTTCAAAATGAACATCAAATACTTTATGATATATAAATTTAAGTTTAGAATCTAAAAAGTCAATGAATAAAAACATCGCATATGCGAAAAACACACCTGAAATATATGTATCAACTAAAGCATCTAATTCTTTACTTACTGGAAAAATAGGAGGAGCTTCTTTAATTATATATGTTAACCAAAATGCAATTGTTCCAATTAATGCTAATTGAATAGAAACATCGCTAACTTGATACAAAGTAGATTTCTTTTCCCATTCTTCATCATGTTTATCTACAAAATAATATAAAATATAAGAAATCAAACCTCCAATAGCAGTATAAAATACAGATAATATACCTGTATTTAGCGTGACTCCGATTATCTCAGATAGATCCATTATAATTAATCAGTAAATTTCAAAATCATAACACCTGCACCAATCATCGCAATAGCAATAAAATCATGTAAATGTAAGCTTTCTTTGAAATATAAAACACCTACTGTTGTTGTAGCCATAACAGATAATCCTGACCAAAGTGCATTTGTAAATGCTAGTCCGGTAAGTTTAAATGTTTGTACTAGAAGTAGACCAACTCCTATGTATAACAAAACACCTACTATAAACCATCTCCAATCATTTAATGATTTTTTAAAACAGGTCATCGCACATGTTTCTAATCCAACGATTATTAAAACATAGAATATGATCCAACAATATGTCGGTGATATATTCATTTATCTTATTAGTCAGAAGGATCTCTAGCCATGAATGCAACAGTTGATTGATCATACACCATTGGTCTGTAATTTGTAGCTAATATTGGTACACCCATATCACGTGTTTTTATAGGTTTAATCCAAGAAATCATAAGATATTTATTTTCAACAACCCATATCCAATATCCTGCACTTGCATATTCTTTCAGTAAAAATTCAATTGCTTCTGAAAGTTGATAGAGAGGGTATCCAAATACAAATGTTGGTACTTCATATATTATATATGGAGCTTTAGTATTATGAATTGCTTGTTGTTTAATTTTAGATTGAATTTGGGTCATAACTGGTGACATAGCAGCCATACGATTTAATCGTCTTGATTCTTGTTGGTTCCATACTTCACGGGCTTTCAGCATTGTCACTTATTACATAACAAGAATGTCTCTACGGTTTCGTAAACTTGGGCTTGGTGGTGGAGGTGTAAAGGGTATATTACATATTGGTGCTCTACGAGAATTGTCTAAACATCAAACACTAGAATTTCCAGATGGAATTTACGGATGCTCTATTGGATCTATAATAGCTGCGTATGTTTCATTTGGTCTTCCAGTTGATGATAAATTATTGGAGTTAACAAAAAAGCATTTATCTAGTGATAAAATTATACCAAACATATCATTAAAAAATATTACATCAGGTATTTCCGAAAAAGGTATGTTTACAATGGATTTGTTTAAAGAAAATGTATGTAAATTATTTGATGAATATGGGGTTGATATAAGAACTAAAAAAATTAGTGATGCGAAAATGCCATTATACATAATTGCATCAAATATTACAAAAGGAATTCCAACTATATTTACAGGTGATATTTTGGTGATAGATGCGTTATGTTGTTCGTGTTGTATACCTGGTGTTTTTAAACCACAAGAAATGTATGATCAATTATATATCGACGGAGATGCATTTGTTCCGAATATTGGATCTCTACATAAAGATGCACTAGTTTTATCATTAAAAACACATTTACCTTTTAAAATGACGCCTAAAACAATAAATGATATATCAATTCTTGACTTCATACGTCAAGTGTATAACATGAGTGTAATTAGTCATATAGAGTTTCATAAAACTGATTTAACTGTCGAACTAGTATATCCTAAACTTTTTTCTGATTCAGATCTTAATGATTTTGATTTAAATGATATTATGAAAGTATCCGAAGATTTAATGAGATGGTTTCTCATCTCCAAGAGCATTCTTAAGGAATTCTCTGAAGTTGGTAACTGATGGTTTACCAACCATTTCATATATCTTATCTTTTGTTTGAACTTTGAATGTTGGGTATGATTGAATATTATATAAAGCAGATTTACCTTTATCTGTTTCTGCATTAACTTCTTCAAATGATACAGTTTTACCACCATATGAATAACCGGAGTTCTTCACGAACTGTTTCATCGAATGCCATGGTTGTTGAGCTGTTTTACAATGAGGACACCAAGTAGCATAAAAAAACATGAAATTTGCTTGATTATCATCTAATCCGCTAGATGTAGGTGGTTCTTGTTCTATAATACGAGCTCCAGGCGGTGTTCCGGTTATTGCGTAATATATCCCAATACATCCGATCACTACAATTAATGAAACAATAATCTCAGTTATCATCTTTACGAAACGAGGGATATAAAATCTTTGCATCTAATCGCTGTTTCTCATAAAACTTGCGATATACTTCATGTGGTATTATTAATGGTTCACGCATTTGTAACCATGCTATTGCAGCTGTTTGACGTTCGGGCTCGTAAGCTTTTGGCGTGACTTTGTACCATTTTTTATTATATCTGAGGATGTCCATAATACTCCAACGCTTTTTAGAAATTGAATCCATTTTGAATCTTGTTTACCTTTCTTACACCATTCTTTGAAAGTGTGTTGACTTCCCATAGATAAATTACATCTTCCACATATTGGTTGTAAATTTGATATTTCAGTAGTTCCTCCTTTACATTCTGGTATATCATGACCTGCTTGAAAATCAAATACATTAATTTTATTACGACACCATGTAGTTTTACATTTTGATTCAAATTTACGTCCAATTTTTTGGATCCAAAGTTGTTCACGTATTGCTTTTGGTATTGATTTTTTCTTATATATTTCCATTAATATATTATTATTATCATACATTGAAAACGGATTAATAAATCTGATTTATAAACATAACTGTAATCATATTACTTTAAAATGACAACACAAACTATCAATGATATTGGCACAGTAGATATGCGTGCAATTATATGCAGCATTCGGGCTCATGTTCTTCCGAATGCTGGATATATATACAAGTTACGCTATCTTGGTGAAAATATTTGGACACTTCGAGTTTCACATCCAAATGCACAGAGATCAGCAAGAATTGAGATTATTGTTGATGAATTTGAAGATCCAGAAGAACGTGGTGCACGTAGTGCTGTATTTCATAATGGTAATATTCCACGAGAACATATTCGTTTACTTATGGATTCAATTATGGAACGACTTTAATTAATTAAAAAAAGAAAAAGGAATACCTTTTTAAATTTAAGGAAATCCGACCAAGTGTGCGCCGATACCAAACCCAGCACCAGTACGAGCAGATGCGCCAACCGAAGGAGCATATACATCAAGAATAGCAAATGTAGCGAGTGCAACTAATCCAATCATACCAATTTGAGAAAGAGGAAGTGATTTTCCACCCATAAATTTAGGAAGCCAAAATGCTGCAATAGCGACAACTAAACCTTCAAGACCATACTTTACTGCACGGCTAACTAAATCACCCATATCAATTCCAGGCGAAGGTGCTTGTTTAACTTCAGGCATTTTATACAACACATTAGATAATTATTCAAATGAAGCTTATCCAATACAAAGTTATAATTGATCCCGATGTAATTAAAGAATATAATATACATATTCCAATTCAAATTGGGTATTATATTGGCATATATTTGAATGATCCTGACGGTTGGTCAAAACATGGTTATTTTTTTGAACCAGTTAGTGAACATGAAAAAGTAAATATACGGCTTTCTATGCCTGCTACAATTGAAAAAATTTGTGGATTATCTGGTAATTTATCATGTGCCGAATTAGGGGGTAGATTTATGTATTTGAATGCGGATAGATGGTTTAATGGTGCATCTTTTTCTAAATTATCTCTTGCAAATTATCGTCAATATATGGTTAGTCATGAAATAGGACATATACTTGGATTCGAACATGAAAAATGTCCTTGTAAGAATTGTCCTGCTCCTATCATGATGCAACAAACTAAAGGTATTGGAGAATGTAAACCTAATACGATAGTTTAAATGGATTAATACGTATAAATACAAATGTCTAATGGATTTTACTTTCGAGGATATGATTCTGAAACTTGGTGGCAAAATAGTTTAGCTCTTCCGGATTTCCTTTGGGTATTTCAAGGTAAAAATGAACCCAATAAAAGAGGTTGTTGTTTAACATTTACATATGTTTCGCGGTAAACAAATGGTTTTCACAGACGACCTCAATAATAAACAAATGCCACGAGAAGAACTTCCTGTAACTGAAGACGATGGATTAATAATTGATTATCTTGAAGAAGATCCTGAGATTCCAACCCAGCGTTACTCAATTATTTCATTCATATCTCCCGAGAAAACGATCAAGCAAAAAGCTGAGTTTATGAATGAGCAATTTGTTCAATGGCTTGAGTATGATTGGAAGGTGAAGGGAATGGAACATATGATGGTTTTTCTTTCAAAGAAATATTCTTTGAAGATTGACGATCTAATGGGTGATCTTCAAGAATTTACAAAAGTTCATAATGAAGAGATCAAGAAGACAGATATTCATGAGCAATATCAAGTTTTTCTTCTAAAAAATGAGAAGGATTTAGAGACGCAATTTTCTGAAAAGGTTAAATTTCGTACCAATGTTCGTGGATTAAAAGTTCGTCGTATCTTTGCAAATCTAGAGGAATGTCAACAGTATGCAAAAGTTCTTCAACGTAAATATCCTCGTGATAATCTTTATATCGGTAAAGTTGGTTGTTGGTTACCATGGGATCCATCTGAACATATGATGCCAGAGGTAGAATATGCCGAGAAAGAACTCAATGAGCTTATGCGTAAGTACAAGGAGAATGAAGTAAATCGTGATATTTTCTTCGATGAGGAAAAACAATTGAAGATTGAAACTCAGCGCAAGGAAAATGCTGAGCGTAAAGCCAAGTCTATTGAGGATTCTAAGAAAGATGCTGGTGTTGTAGATATTGATGATTTAACTCAAGAATTTAATACACCTCTTCACCCATCAGAAGGAGCTATTCGTGATCTATAAATTTATTATATGTTATAAAAATAATGATAACACGTTCACAAGCAGCAGCGTTAAAAACTCAATTAGTTTCATCAAATGATCCTGAAGAATTGGTGCGTAATATAAAGAAAGATGCTGCTATCAAGAAAAAATCAGATGCTGCTACAGCTGCAGAATTAGATAGTCTTGCTGATATGTTTATTAGTAAAGTTCATATGGGAACTGATCCACTAGCTGCGTTAAGTTCAGCTATGGCTAATATGGGAGTTGGTGGTCGCCGTAAAAAAACACGTAAGAGTAAAAGTAAAAAGGCTCGTAAGACTCGTAAACACTAATTAAATAAATATATAAATTAATATTGAAAATCCATAGCAAACGTATATGATTTACAATAATAACTTTTTTATCCTGTTTTTTTAACCTTAACCCATGGATCTGATGTTTTTCGCTTCATTTTGTCAGGAGAATATTCATCTGCTGCTAGCATTGAACTTGCGAATGGTCTATTATCTACCCATAAAGAATCATCGCACATTTTAAATGGGGGATGATCTCCGGCTTTATACCAAAATACTTGATCTTCAAGTTTATTAGACTGAATGCCATTACAAACAACTAAACATTCATAATGTTCAGTACATTGATCCATAAATTGACAAAACATTTGAAATGTTGGAAACATACCAGCATAATTATCATAAATACGCTTGCGATTACCAATCACGTTCTCACGTAAAATAAATACAAAGTCAATATTAGTTCTTAAATTTGGTGGTACACCTAATGGATATTGCATAGTAATCATAGTAGCAAGATCAATATGACGACCATTCATAAAAACATATCTAGTAGATTCTTCATTCATCCACGTCTTATCATACAGACAATCATCTAAGATTAAGAATGCTCTTGGATCTACATTTGAATTACCACCACTCCTATTTTCACGATTTCTTGCTTGTTTTACCGCCATCTGACGCTTAATTGATCCCATAACAATTGTAGGATTATACTTATCATGAATAAGCTTAGAAGGAACTAAATCTTGAAAGAAAGGACTGGCTACTTCAGATCCAGAGATGACGGTTCCAATAGGAAAACAGTCTCTAGTATTTGCAAGTACATCTCTTACTAAAAATGATTTACCAGTATCACGTTTACCAATCAATACAATCATTGGTGCTTTTTTTGAATCTAACGCACATCTATCACGGATCATATCCATGCTAAATTTTTTGATACTAAAGTTCATATTAATATTATTGCGTGAAGATTTTGATTATGCTTTAACACAACTCTATAATATGGTAAAGCGAACTAAGCAGAATCCAAATAATGAGTTAAGAAGTTCCCAGGTCGCACTCTCTATTCATAAATATGATCTAACTCTTCTTGCATCATCTGCTTATACGCACTGGAGTATTACAAATATTCAACCATACTTCCCTCCTATTGAAAAACTTTTCAAGTCATCAGAGCTCGAATGTGTAAATGAATATGGTATTCGACTCAATAATGAGGTGCTAATGGTATGTGACAGTTCTAAAATAAAGACTGTATCTGGTAATACAGCAAATGTACACCGTAAAACAACAATGCTATTATCACCATATAAATGGATGAGAGGCGAATATGGTACAACATTAAGTCTTCCAACATCAATTGAACAAGCTACTAATGCTATGCATAAAATACAAAATACTAACAATGCTGCTTATGTAGGATCTGTTATATCGGGTGTACTATCTGAAACAGGATGTATTCACTTTCCAACTGTTTATGGTATATTCACTGGAACAACATCAAATCATACAATTGACATATCAGATGATTACGGTGAACTATGTGAGAGACCATGGTTTTCTCAAAATATAGGTAAGTTATTTGATATTAAATTTTCAGATGAACTTCAAGATTCAAGTAAATTTAAGCATACACGTAGCGAGAGAATTACTATTCGGCTTGGTGAAAAAATGGAATTAGGTGATGTCCAAGATCTAGACACACCGTATGTAGAAGAAGTTGCAATGGCAGATATTAATCGGGTATTTCGTGATGAAGAAGAGATTGCAGATGATGAATCCGATTCGTCTTCGGTATCCACATCATATATATTTGATGTAAAATCATGTGACTGTACCGATGAAGATGATGAAGATGATGAAAATGAGTCATGTGGATCGTTTGCTTGGGCAACATTTAAGTCAGTTCCTGTTCATGTAACAGTAATGGAAAAATGTGAAGGAACTCTTTATCAATTAATTACGATGAATCCTGAAACAGAAAAACATCTTGCTTGGATTTCACAAGTCATATTTGCTTTAGCATATGCCCAACGAATAATTGGTTTAACACATAATGATCTTCATGCAAATAATGTTATGTATATACCGACAGAAACTGAATTTTATTACTATAATTGTGGTGGAGTAATATACCGTGTTCCCACGTTTGGTTACACTATTAAGATCATTGATTTTGAACGTGGAATTGCATCTATTAAGATCACAGGAATGAAGGAGCCTAAACTTTTCATGAGTGATCATTTTTGTTCTGAGGAAGAAGCTGGTGGACAATATAACTATGGTGATTACTATATTACTAAACAATCTGAAATGAAACCAAATCCATCATTTGATTTAGTTAGATTAGCAACATCACTATTTTGGGATTTATTTCCAGAACCAGAGCCAGATAATTTACTATATAAATTATTTATGAAATGGCTTACATTAGACGATGGTACATCTGTACTTTTTGGTAAAAAGAATATAAAACATGATCGTTATCATGGATTTCATCTTTACAAGGCAATAGCTCGCTTCTGTAAAGATAATGCTGTTCCGCGAAAGGAAATTGCTAGTTTAAAGAGTATTTATGGTGTTGATAATGTTAAAGAAGGAAGCACAGTTTTATTAATCGATGCCTAGAATGTAGGCTGTCCTACAAACATATCTTGGATAGATGGTATAATTGGAATATTTCCAGATACAGTTTTTACTGCTTCTATTATACCTTCACTTGTAGTTGCAAACACTACGCCGGATGTTATGAGACCCCCGAAGAGAGAAAGCTTTCCAGCAGTTTCCCAAGTAATTGGCTCACCTTTTGACTTTCTATCAAGAGCATAAAGAATAAAAGTTACCAATGCTACTGCGATCGAAGCTACTATAATCATCATTTGTTGTCTATTTCCGTAATTCTCTACAGATTTAGAACGAGAGTATCTGATACTTTACCTTCAAGTTCTGCCATGGGATCGATTGATTCTGTTAAAAGTTCTGGAATATCAAGTACGGCATCTTCATCTGTAATTTTAATTTTAGGATGATCATCATCAGAATCATCATTATCGAATGTTACATTTTTTGTTTCATCATAATCAGATGAGTCAGTTTCATCTTGTGAAGTCGAAAGAATAACTGGAGTATTGCTATTTCCAAAATACTTCCTCGTAATTGCTTGCCATGGAAGAAATTCACGAATAACTTGATCTAGACATGCTCCAATGATTTTCTCAATTTCTTGACGATTCCGAGCATGTGTCTCTGCTGGCACATCTGTATTTAGAAGATATGCTGTCTGCCATAGCTTACGTGCAGAATGAATGTATAATGCATGAATAAATAATGCAATGGATGGTTTATCAAAATCAATCTCAATCTCCTTAGAAGAATCTCTATAGTGTAGAGATGCGAATGATTTCATGTATGAAATAAATACACCCATTATTAGATCATCCAAATATGTACATTTGGTAACTTTTTCGATGCGTTCTACTTCTATTGCAAGAGTTGGGTCTGACCATTCTGGAATTTTTGTTAACATATTTTGGAATGTACGTAATATCTGATCATTTTGATTATTTCTTTCACATAATTCTTTAGATGATTTATGAATACTCCAAAATCCTTCTGCGATAGGAGGAACTATGAGTGATCGCAGATGATTTGATAAATGTGTCTTAGCAAATTCCGAATCCGTCATTTGTTAATGATGGCGTTTGTTAAAAAAAATAAGATAACGCAATCATGAAAAACGGATTGAATAATTCTAAATCGATTGTGTTTGGATACAATATATAACTTTACGATTAAATAATCTTTGAAGTTTTCTACACGATATAAATTTTACTATGAATACATCTTATGAAGCCCTGTTTGCTTTAATGACTATTCCTGAAGGAATGGCTTGGGGTGATTGTTTATTGGATGATGACGTCTCAGTAATTGAGGATACAGTCAGTGTATCAACCAATGATTGGGAAGTAGTTGGTGAAAGGATTGAATCTTATCCACCACGTATTGCTCGTTGGTGTAAGCATGGTAATGCATGTGTATGGCAGAATTGTCCGTTTCGTCATGAACGATGCGAACATTTTGATAAATGGGTAGATTCGCGTGGTAAAACACGTGGATGCCGTTGTCAGCAGACCGATTTGCATAACTGCAAGTCACCCGAGAATGGTGGTTGTAAATACGATCACCGCGATATTCGTAAACTTGAAGTATATCACAAGAGTTTACCATGTAGTTCTGAAGCAGAACTATGGGGGTCGTTTTATGAACGTGGTCTAGACTGGCATGCTGCAAATTGCTTTGATGTTTCTGAAATGAGTCGTACAAATCGTGCGTTACTTGTTCGTAGTCTTCAAGCAGACAGTGTACTATTTGAAGATAATGGTAACTGGATGGATATATCTACACCTTAAAAAACTAAACTAAACAAAATAAATTAAATTAAATAAAATTAAAAACAAAATAAATTAAATAAAGACTTTATTCGGCGATACCAGTATATGTTCTGGAACCTGTAATTGGGAATAAATTTTTTTAATTCAATGAAAACGGATTCAATATAACCAAGGCTTAATATAGTCAAGTAATTATAATTATTCAATCAATATGTCAACAATCAATTCAAGTAAGCAAATGGAGACTAAAATATATGCACTCGTTGAGTGCCTTGCAAGTAATTATGGATTCGATGCTGGTGAGGCATTTGAGTTCGTGCGATGGGAGACTGATATCGATCATGTTGGGAAGATTCTCAATATGAATGAGAAGACTGCTTCTCCTAAGAAGTCGGTATCTAATAAAGATGAGCGTGTAAAGGATGATGCTTCTGCTGAGAAGATCGCTACATGTCGTAAGAACATTGAGCTATGGCAAAAGAAGTTAGATGATGGTAAGTCAGGAGATGCTGATAAACAGCGTGAGAAGATTGATAAAGAGCAGAAGAAACTTGATAAACTTCTTGAGAAACTTCCTGTAAAGAAGGAGGAACCTAAGAAGAAGGAATCTAAGAAAGTTGAACCTAAGAAAGTTGAACCTAAGAAAGTTGAACCTAAGAAAGTTGAACCTAAATTAGAGGAAGTTAAAGAGAAGCGTATTAAGCGATTCTCTCCTGTAATGGCTTCACAGTTAGATATAGCATTTAAGGCATATAATGTTACAATGACTGATAATCTCAAGAAAGAGTTTCAGAAGTATGTTGAGGATTTAACAGATGATAATTTCCGACAGGAAGGTCTTGCTGATCATATGCGTACATTTGCTAAGTTAAATGCACCGGCACAGAAGGTAGTTCAAGAGAAGGCAGCAGAAGATACTTCTGATGGAGAATCGTGTGTTTCAGATGTTGAAGATGAAACCGGTATGAAGACTGATTCTAAGATCGTGGATGTCACGCTTAAGGAATTACAGGATATTGACATGACTGCTACGATTGATCCACCAGGTACATTCTGGGACGCTGATAACGGTCGCTTCGTAAAGGGTCCTGAAGCTGATGACGATGAAGACTTTGAGGAGGTTACTTATGGTAGTAAGGTATATGCTGTTGGCGAGAAGACTGGGCGTGTGTATGAGGCGCACGATACTGGTGACGTTTTCGCAGGCTTCATTGGTGTTGGAAAGTTTAAGGAAATGACTAAATAAATTAAACTAAATTAAATGAAAATAAAACAAAATAAAATAAAAATTAAACTAAATCCAGCAATACTGTACATGCTCGGCTTCTGAAAGAAAATATTAAGTTTTTTTTACATTGTGTAATCCTCCCAAAAAAGAATTTTACAATTTGGAAAACTATATTTAAACCATTCAAATACTCCAAGTGTTTCAAATAGAAAACGAGGAACATAAATATTTTTAAGTTCTGGAACAACTAATGCTTGTAAATATTCACCATCTACATTTTTAAAAGAACTATTGAATTTCCATATATATTCTAATGTAATTTCATTAAAATTTTGATATTTATATAAATCATCATATTCAGATACATCAGTTTTAATTTCTTCAACTATATTCTTACGATAATATGACATATCACAAATTTGTTGCCATAATATTTGCCATTTTTCTACTGTAAGTTGAGGAATTTTCATTACATAATTTAGGTCACGAATGTTTAAATTAGTGTATAAAATCTTCAGAGCTAAATAATCGAACCCAAAAAGTAACTTGTGGTAATCCCCAGAATGCAAATCCTGGTAGGAAAAAACATGTGGCTCCCCAAATTATAGGAGATATAAATTGGTTACCATATTCAATTCCAGTAAATATTGAAAGTGTATATAAAAACATTCCAAAGAAATATGTAACTGATTTGAATATCATTCCAATTAGTGATCCAACTGTTTGAGATGGACTTGTATTTGATACTGCTTCATTTGGAGGAGCACTTAATTTGAATGATGCGCCATCTTTAATACTATCAGATGATTTCTTACCATTAAGAGTATATTCAATACGTAATTCTTTTTGCTTATTTGGATTTGGATCAGGAATACCTACCGACGATGGACTAATCTTAATATTGATTTCACCATTATTTACATGATTTTGTATCGAATCGGTTACATCTGTAAAGTTACCAGTATAACCATATTCTGCTTTGACAATTTGTAATCCAGATGCAATACGTATCGGGGGCGCATCTAATGAAATTACATCATTATCATTTTTTGCTATTTGGTTATCTCCACCACTATTTATAGTGTAATTTATTGTTAATGTTTTTAATTGACCTGGTGCTGGATCTGCTACATTTAATGTAGTTGGACTTACAGTGAACTTTAGTGATCCGTCTGTTACCAAGGAAGAAACTATTTTTGTAACATCTATTGATGCAGTGCTTGTACCATATACAGCTCGTACTATTGAAATTCCTGTACTCATCCTTATTATGAAGAAAACACGACATTTGCGATGCCTCCCATAACTCGTAAAAAGTTATATGATTCTACAAATGCTCGAACATTATATGTATACACAAGTGTGTTTGATTCTGTCTTTCGAACAATATGAACAATTTGATCAGGAGTATAGTTAGATACTCGATTAGCTGGAATAATTACGGGATTAGCACTTCCTGCGGTTGATTTAAGAACACAAACATCATTTGGAAGAGATACGACTCCGAGCGTACTAGCTAAAGGTGGTTCTACATACGTATTACGAAGAACCGTTTTATTAAATTGTGACCCATTTATATGACCACTTGGTTGACCCTTATCATGTTCTAAAGCAAATGAGTATGAATAGATTCCAGGAATATCAGAGATAGTACGCCCAGTATGATGACGATAGTTTTGAATATTTCTAAAAAATTCAGATTGCTTAAACCCAAATCTTTCTTTTCCATCAATTACAATTGCGGATTCAAGTAATATATCTCTTGTCGATATACCAGAATCTTGCTGATTTCCAGATGAATACCATGGTGTCATAAATGAAGATGCACTTGAAAGTGGTGGGAGGTAAGGGTTATCCCAATTAGTATAATTGTCATAATCATTTTTTGATACACGATCATTACGTTGACCAAGCCATATAACACGAGTACATAGATTACGCATGATCAAATCTAAATCATTTGAAGGTCCATGTTGACCATGTGCTTCACGAATGTCTATCTGTGTGACAATAAATGAGTGATCAGTTGATGCTATATGAGCCATTTCTGCATCAGAAACAAATAGATAGTTACATTCCATGAATGGATTCATCTTCCATGTTAATAAATTTTGATTAATTGGGACAATTTGATCTGGAAAAGAAGGTGGCGATAAAAAATGAGAAAGACTGAATGTATCTGTAATAATTGGACAAGCACCTCTTACTCCAAAATTAGGATTTGGTAAAGAATTAATATTCTCCCGTACATCACGAACTGTAAATAACTGATATGTGTTTTTTAAATCAACTACAAATTCAACTTCAGAGTGTTGAAGAGCAATTAAGGGTAAAGCAGCACCAATAGATTCACAAAACCAAAAATGTAGCGGAATTGTTAAAGATCTACCTGTAATAGATGCTGCTGCGGGGTGTGTCGCAGTTGATATAGCATGTGGATATTGGTTGATACGATCGAAAGCATTCTCAGGATCATATAGTTCGGAAACGTTACCTACTAATTCATTAAGAATAGCCTTCTTATTTGCATCAAACTTTAGTGCTGCATAAATCTTCATCCATTCACCTGTATGTCGAACAATCTCTTGACCGTTTATTAAAACTGCAACATAGTTGATCATGTTATAGCCAATATTTTGAATCCATTGAAACTCATAACCAATTGCATTAGATGCTGTATTTATGTTTGTTGGAGGGGTTGTAATAGGAACAATCGGTGAATAAATGTCAGGAAGTGTAATGCTTAAGTAACAATCGTGTAAAAGTTGAGCATATCGTTCTACTTTTGCTCGTAATGTTAATGATCCTGATTGTGGAAGATTTAAATTAGTTGTTTTGAAATGTAAACGAAAATGTTCCATTGCAAATTCAGAATGACGTTTATAAACAGATCGAAAATGTGTAAAGGAGGGATTTCCTGTTACCAGTACATCCTGTGCCCCTTTGCCCACTAATTGCATTAATCCACCTGTCATGGTTCTATTATATGATTGTTAGTTTAGATTGTCTAAGTTTACTTACTACAACTTATACATAATCCATTATGATTGATAGCTGACGATGTATCACATGTACATATCTTATGTATTGTTAATGATCTCGCAATTAATGTACTATTTATAGTTTCCAAAACATAATCTGCTGTTTGTGAAGCTATATAATCCGTGTGTCCGGAAGCAGGACGACGGATTTTAGATGTACCAAATTCAGTATACACTCTACGACCAGTTTCTAGTTCTGATCGAGTAGATGGGTTGGTAATATCTCCAGGCTTATCTGCTTGAAAATTACGAGCACCTTTAAGTCTTTGTAGACGCACCCAATCTCCCGCAGATAGTCCACGAGTTCCTTGTTGAATATTAGATGCCATATTATGAAACTACTGAGGTAAAAAATCGTATTTCTCCTGGCGATGTACGGATTCCAAGTCGAATTAATCGTTTTGTATCTTGAAAAGCAGGATGATCAAATACTTCATTCGTATCTGGATCTAATACAAATATTAATCCTTTCGCATTGATAATTTGTAAACGTCTTGTTTTGCGTTGTATGTTTCGCATATACAGAGTATCAAGATCATCGGACTTGAATCCAGGCTTATATGCTAAATCTTCACCTGTAGAAGTTGTATCAAATCTCATACATTGAATTACTGGCTTCTCTTTAGCATGTAAAGGTCTGTGAATCTCACAATCAATAGCAGATTGTTTAAGAAGTAAACTAATATTTTTTATAATTCGACCTTTTTCATATGCGATTTCATATAAGTATTCATCTGATGTCATAAACATTTCACGAGGTTCATCTCCTTCATATCGTTTTAATGTCATATCATTTCTACGAATTGGAACAATATTGAATCCTTCATTAGTCGTTGACTGATCAGGAGTAAATACACTCATATATAGTTTAACTATAACTGTACGATCAGGAATTGGAAGTTTTCGATGAGAACAAATACGAATTGCGCGACCAATAACTTGTTCAATTAAAGCAGGATTCCAATATGGTTCCATAATATGTACTCGACGTACATCAGCTAATGTAATACCTTCAGCAGCTGCTCTTGATCCTAAAAATACACATAAACGATGTTCTTTAATTGAATCCTTAAGAGATTGTGGAAATGTATCAGCATAATCTTGATTAAATATCTGACGATGTAATTCACGTTCTTCTTCTGCTCCTCCTAAGAAAACACCATAAGCAGGAACACCTTCTTTCATATCAGGAGATTCAGACCATACTCCACCTTTCTTAACTAATTTATATTCTTGAAATCCATTAGCTACAAGAACAGCAGTAAAAACTCCAATACCTTCAAGTGATCGATATTGTGAATAAATAAATTGATTATTAAATTTTCCAGCTTCACCTATATTTTCTTTAATATTTTTTAGCATAGCTAACATCTTTGGTGAAAATTTTGCTAATGCTTCTTCTGATAAATATCTAGCTGGATCAGCTTTTAATCTTTCAAGTACATCTGATTTTTCAATTATAGTTTCTTCAGTAGCTCCTTCTTCCGTTGTAGTTCTAAGTTCTGGTGGAATGGCATAGTTACATGAAAGGCGTGATGTCATACGAAATGATCCAAAATCATCATTCAAGTTTGGTGATCTAGATTTACGTGATTCACGTTGAACTTCAACCCAACGTGTTTCTAAATAACGTTGAAATTGTTCAGAAGACATAGGAATTTTTACAAGTGTATTTTCTTCTTCTAATCGTTTTGGTAATAATCTTTCATCTGCTCCTTTGAAATATGATACTAATCCTTGTATTCTTTTACTAAACAAAAGCGAATTCTTAATTGAAAGACCATCAACAAATAATTTCATAAACTCTTCAAAATCTGTAGGAAGTAATTCTAGTTTCTCAATAACCATTTTCTCATATTCGGGAAATTCAATACCTGCAAATGTAGTTTCAAATTTAGTCTTCCATGTTGAAACCCATGTTTTCATATCTGGATTCTGTTCAGAATCTTTATTATATTTTACTGCTACACGTTCTCCTTTTTCATTATATTGACTTTCAAAATAAGGTGGATTACGAGTTAACATAATAGTTCTTTTAACAGAATTATATTCTATGGTATCAACATCTTTCATTAATCTAAAAAATCCATTCATTAATGCTTCATCCCACTGTGTAGCAGATTTAACAGTAATAGAAATACGTTCTATAGGTCCACGTAATAAATTCATTAAAAAAGCAATTTCTTGTGGCTTATTGATAACAGGTGTTCCTGAAAGAGCAACAACTTTACAATTTCTAGCAGCATAAATACGATCATATAGTTTTTTACGAATTGTATCATTCACTGCATAATTAATCATATTATGTGCTTCATCAATAATCACTACAGAATCATCAAATTGCTGTGGATTATCTGGAGGAAGAATTGTATCAATATTAGAACTTGAAATACCGTTATAATTAATAAATGTAAATCTCTGATCTAAAATATCATCAATCTGTGCTCTTATACCTTTTTGTACATCAAGTGCTAAAGTACGAAAATTAGGTTGACGTTCAGGAGATGTTACATAAAAACGACCATTTGTATCTAAAAACTTTTGTGAAATACCCATAGCTTTTGCTTGAGTAACATCATCTGGTCCTTTAATAGATTTAGGTTCCCAATACTGTTCAAAAGCATAAATAGGATCACCACATTTACGAATTTCTCCTTTATAATTATCTGATAATGAAGCTGGTAATAATATGTAACACTTTTTAGTGCTAAGAAGTGATTCTGCTACTGCAATAGATGAACATGTTTTACCTGAACCAAGTCCATGATATAATAGTAGACCTCGATAAGGAGTTTCCATCAAAAGGTATTCTCTAACAATTTTTTGGTAAGAGAATAGTTCTTTAGAATTTGTTGACATATCTCCACGACGCATACATAAATCTTCTTCAGAGTCAGCGGTGTCAAGCGGATCTATATTAGACTTTCTATATTTTAGGAAGATACGAGTTATTGAATCCGAGAATGCTTTTCTATTAGGTAGGACGAACATTCTCTCTACTTATTTTTGGTAGCGAAATCATAATGGAAGCAATACTACGCAAGAACCCAAAGCTTTGGATGGTCGCTATATATCTATTTATGGTAGCAGGTTTCCTATATCTTAAACCATCTGCTGCTTTTGGTGAAAAAGGTAGAATTCGACCATTCGGTACTGGGAAAAAGGAGTCAACCGTCTTTCCAGTATGGTGGTGGATGTTTGGGTTTGCAGTAGTGTCTTATCTAAGTGTAGTTTGGTATCTTGATTTTAACCTTTCTTAGTAGCATTAATTTCCTTTACCCTTTCCTTCTCTGCTAATTCTGACATCATTTTTTTCTTAAAATCAGTCATTTCCTTCAAATTTGTTTGGCATACTGTTTTTTCACTATTATGAATATTCCAAACAGTTGTGATCCATGCAGTTAACATTGTAATATATCCAACTCCTAAAACTCTAGCACTTTCTTCTGGTACACCGAATGATTCAAATGTACTTGAGAATGGATGACGAATGATAAAAAACACAGCAGCAAGTGTATATACAAGAGTTGGTGCCATAGCAGATATTAATCCTTGCTTTAAAGATGTAGATACTCCTATTTTAGAACATTGTAATTGTGTCGATAAGAGTGATATAACAGATCCAGATAAAAACATAACTCCAAGGACTCCTCCAGCTGAAAATGCGAGAAGCTTATAATCCATTATTTGGAGGCAAGAGAAACGATCCGCTCCAATTCCGAAATCATTTGTTTACGTTCTATATAGTGTGGACGAGTTATGTTCTTACATTCGGTTAGAGTTTTCCATCCTATATTTGAAATCTCACGTCGTTGACTTGGTGTGAACTTCTGTGAAAGATCAATAAATTTCGAATCTTTTAAAATAACTACAAAGTATACGTGTTTATAATTGATATTATTTGTTCCAGTAAAAGTCTCTGTAAAAGTAAGATCTTCGCGAACTGTAAATGCTGCACGTGGAATGTTTGTTTCTTCGTAACATTCACGAATAGCACAGTCAATGTCTGATTCTCCTCTCATTCTACGTCCTTTTGGAAATCCCCATTCAGGTTCAGTAAATTTAGACTTAACAGATGATACTAATGTTTTACGATCAAGCGAATTAAATTTATCATGAGCAGTTTCATATTCTGGACTATCTATATCTCGTCCATTTCCCCATAGTTTTGTCCAAAGAGTTTCAAATTTTTCACGAATAATTGAAGTTTGTTCTTGAACTGTCATATTCATTATCTGACGTTTTACATATTCTTTATCACGCGTATCATATTTTCCACGTATAAATTCCATATACGACATACTATCTTTTCGTCTCACCATCAATATACTAACTGTTTTTGGATCAACAGGTAACTCCAAAGGTTCAAATATTCCTCTAAGAAATAAGATTCCACATGATATTACAGGATGCGTACATGACCTGAAAACATGCCCTTTATCTCCACAATTATTACAATACATTCTACTAATATCCATACTATCACTGTTAAGATGTCCGTTTTTTACTTCGGTGTTTCTAACAAATGAGTTGGTTCGGATCAAAACCTGTTCCTGCTGCACCAAGATTAAATTTCACACCAGATTTTTCAAAAGCTACTCTTACAGGTGAAGAATTGATGAAACAAACTGCAGCATTTCAAGCTCAGGCTCAATCTGCGGCTAGTGCTGCTGCCGCTGCTGCTAGTGCTTCTGCTGCTTCAATGTATAAACCAATTATAATCTTAGTTGGTATTGTTGCTGTTATATTTGGAATTATTCTTGCTTATGATGCGGTTGCTATGAAATTTGGATGGCCAACAGCTCTTCTTCCTCAACCAGCAAAGCCTTCACCTAGTGGTCAGGTTCCTTCATCTAATATTCTATATATTGGTTATGCTCGATATGGTACAGATAATCAAACTAATTATAGTGATGTGAGTGCGTATATTACTTCGATGATTCAAAATCAATCATCATTACCTTCATTCACTGTTGGATACGCAAATGTAGGACTTGCAAAAGATCCTTATCCTGGACAATTAAAAACACTTTATATTGAGTACTATGTTGGAACAGGTGGGTATACGTATGTCCAAGCAGACGATGGTACACCATTCCCTCAGATTTCTGGAGCTAGTGGAGTGAATGCTCCTGCTCCTGCTCCTGTTGGAAGTCAAGCACCACCACCACCATTTTTAAGTAAGATTTATAGTTCAATATTTGGAAATAGTAGTGGAGATTTAGCACCAACATTTCATGATGCGACAACAACAACAAGTATTCAAGGTAATCTTGCTCCTCTTTCAGCAGAACGTGATGGAGGATATGGTATGCAATGGTGGATGTATGTCAAAGATTGGAATTATGGATATGGTAAACCAAAATCAGTTGTAAAACGTCCAGATAGTACGAATGGAGCTGTAATGAATCCTCAGATTTCATTACACCCTACAGATAACTCTTTACAAGTGAGTGTCAGCGTATATCCTGCTACAGAAGGTGGAACAGGAAAATCACAACCTGCTGCTGCTGGTCATTCTGGTTCTTCAGATGATGTTTTTGTATGCGAAGTTCCTAATATTCCTCTACAGACATGGTTCTCAGTTTCAGTAACTGTATTTGGTCGTAATATGGATATTTATATTGATGGTAAATTAGTGAAATCATGTTTCTTAAGTGGAGTTCCTAAACCAGCAGTAGGTGATATTCAATTAACACCAGATGGTGGATTTTCAGGACGTATGTGTAACTTCTATCATTATCCAAAAATGTTAACACCATCTGATGCTATGGCATTTTGGGCAGCAGGAACATCATGTAGAAATAAAACAACAACAAGTGGAACTGCGGCAGCTACTGGTTATGCTGTAAAGTTTGGAGTATATGATTCATTAGGTAAAGAAATACAAGAATATGCTTTCTAACTTAAATAACAATGTATTCACCTTTAAAATACTTTAGTGGTTTATCATCACGAAAGGAAACTCAACGAAGAAAAGAGATTTCTAAATTTGGTAAGATGTCATCTAAAAATCCTAAAGCTTATGTAGGATTCTCAACTGATAAAAATGTGAAAACAAGAAGATCTAATTATACTGTCAAATTTAAGTCTATGTTTCCTAAAGCTAATTCATTAACACAAAAAGCGAAGGCTACAGGAGTTCCTACTAGCTATTTAAGAAAGTCGTACAATCGTGGAATGGCTGCGTGGAGAACAGGTCATCGTCCTGGAGCTACACAAGAACAATGGGGATATGCTCGTGTACATTCTCTGTTAACATGTGGAAAGACGTATTCTACTGCTGATTCTGATATTGTGAAGGACGCAAAGAACCGATCTAAAACAGCTAGAAATTACTTTAAGAAGACATGCTGATAAACTTAGGAGCTTCACGTTTTGTATATTTAATAATACCACGTTTTTTCAATTTATCTTCAATATAATATTTCTGATATGATTCTATTGGATCAGACATTTTATATTCATCTGGCATAGCTTGCCTAACCGGAGTCATATTAATATTAGATAGTTTAGGATGATTATTTAGAAGCCATACGATATGTGCTTCTGTCTTATGAGTATTTTGTTTCTTATCATTATTATATCGAAATTGGTATTCTTTACATAACCACCAACCTAATGAACATAACCATAAATAATTCGCAAGAGATTCGCGAGCCCATATTGCAGATGGATGATTTTTATGTGTCATTTTATAAGAATTTAAAGGCATATTAGGTGTTTCAAGAACCCAATGAGCTGTATATAATAATTGTGCTGTTTCAATAATCATTTTTACTACATGTTTATCACAGTGATATTCTGCTGCTTTACGTGGATTCCAATTTAGAAAGAAGATATTCATTCGCAATCTATCTCTAATTCAGCATTTATAAATCCATTTTATACATAATGGACTCATCGATATTTCTTTCAATTGGAATAGCATTACTAGTTGTTGCTGGCGCATATTGGTATTTTAGTAGTACTGCGAGTATGCCATCATATACTACA